GGGCACGCGCGACGTCGTTATGTCGTTGATCGACTGGTCGCGAAGCGCGGTCAGTGTGGGGCGCGCATAGGGCATTAAGCGGCACTCCTTGATGGTGCAGCGATCGGCGGGCCCTGCGACGTGACGCGAAGTATCGCGAGATTGTCCCACGCCCAGCCGTAGACGAATCGCGTCTCAGTGCCGTCGGGCTTGGTGATGGCGATGGCGATGCCAAGCAACGTGGTCCCAGCCGGGCCGATCCATCGCGTGTCGACGTCGACGCTGGCGGCTACGCCATCGGTGACAAGCCAGCGCAACGCGTCGAGCGCATAGGTGCGCGCAAGGCCCAGCGTGTCGCGGGTCTTCTTGGCGCGCGCCAGTTGCCAGAGGTTCGAGCCAAGCGGCTGATCGTTATACGGGTCGGCCCACCAGCCGCGCCGATCGCTGGTGCCGTCGGTCGGCACGAAATCGGGCGTCGCGAGCTTGTCGGTAAACAGCGACACCAGACAGGCGGTTTCCAGGTCTTGCCCGGTTTGCAGGTCGCCATTGGCCAGCACCCAATCGCCCGTGGTGTTGACGTTGTCCCACTGCACCAGCACATCGCCCGCCGCGTTCGCTGCGGGAAGCGGCTGGCCGTTGTCGATGATCGGCAAGCCGAGGTCGTCAATCCAGGTCATGGGCCGACGCTTCCGTGCGGTGCGTTGATGGTGTCGGCGGTGATGGTGCCGCTGGCGATAATGTCGCCAGCAAGGTTGATCGTGGTCTTGCCGCCGCCGGTCGCGTTGATGTTGAGCGTCGTTGCGGTGACCGCCAGCGTGCCCGTGGTGCTGATCGTGATGGTGTGGTTGCGCTGAAACGAGATCACATCGCCTTCGTCGGTGTAGATCGTGACCTCGCCCTGTTTCTGATTGCGCGGCCGGGCGGCTTGGTTGGCGGTGGCGACGATCACCCCGTTTGATCGATCACCATTGCCGAATATCGCCAGCGCATCGGATCCCACGGGCGCGTGTGACGCGAAGCCATACAGGTTCAGCGTTTGCAGATTGTCGATCGTCTCGGGCGTGCCGCGCACCTTGCCTTGCACCTTGTGCACGGGGCCGCTGTCGTCGGTCGCCGAGATCGTCACCGATGCCACCGCCATGCGGATGCGGCGATACAGCCGTTCCGCGTGCGCCGACAGGCCGCCGCTCACAGCCGCCCTTGCCCTGCGAGGTAAGCGACGAACGCGATCGAGAGGATCACCAAGACCCAGAACATCATGCGGTCGCCGACGTCGGTTGATTGCCGCGATCGGTCGGCAAGTTCGTGTCGACCTGCTTTTGCGTCGGGTTGTTGTTGCTGGTCGCGTCCTCGACCGAGACATAACCGAGCGACCCCACGGGCTCGACGAAGAACGCCTCACGCGGCATCAGCCGCAGGTCAGCATGTTGGCCATACTCGTCGCGCACATAGGAAACGCTGGCGATGATGTAGGACACGTCCGACAGTTTCAGCACGGGCGCCGAGATCGGGATCAGCATGTTCGGCTGCCAGAGCTTGCCCGCGCTGTCGCGCCAACTGTCGACCACCGCGTCGAGTTGATAGGATTGGCCCATGCGGCGATTCATCTCCCACACCGCGCGGTCGTTGACGATGAAGACGCCGAGGACCGACTGTTCCGAGATCACATAGCGCTTGCGGAAGCGTGGCACGCCTTCATCGCGCACGATCTTGCCGACGTCAGGTGTGGCGATGCCCGCGTCGGTGCCGAACGTCAGGATCGAGGTCAAGTGGCCCTCATACTCGCTGAAACGGCCATCCATCGACAGCGCGACCTGACCGCTTTCGCAATTGCCTTGTGGTCCGATCGAGACGCCGCTCGCCATCGAATCCTTGCCGACAGCGGCGAGCATGATCGAGCCGTCGGGCTGATCGTAAACCAGCATTTGCGAATAACGCGTGACGCGATCGATGATGTCCCACGGCGATTCGCCAAGGTTGATGTTGAACTGCGGGATCGTGACGCCGTCGCCAGCGCTCGATTGCACATCGATACTGTATGGCGCCGCGAGCCCTTTCGCGATCGCCAGCGTGTTGCTGTTGACCACCTGAAAGCCCGGCTTGTTGATATCGCCGAACACCGCCGAGCAGTCGACGAGGTCTTGCGACTTCGAGCGACCGTTGACGCGGATGGTGTGTTCCGCGCGCGAGATCGAAGCGCTGTACCGGTCGACATAGCCGGTCAACACGAGATCAGCGCCAATCTGCACGGTGCACGGCGCGCCCGCCTTAATGTCGATATCAGGGGTCGACGGGAATTTCTCGGTGACCTGCAGGTCGAATGCAGCGGGGATCGCGGCCAGCGGCCGAGTGACGGTGACGCGTTGCCAGCCTGACAGGACGTGGCCACCGACGGTCAACGTCAACGTGTCGCTGGCACCGGATGGCAGGCCGCGTGGTGGCGCCCCGTGGGCAGCGCTCAACGTGACAACGCCTGAAAGTCGAGCGGCATCCAGAGCGGCGCCCGCACGCCCGACGAGGCGACGATCGCGGGCTCGCGCGTGGTGTCCTGGTAAAGCGTCCAGGTCTCGGCCAGCGACGGCATGGCAACGGCGGTGGTCACCTCGACCAGCGTCGCGAGGTTGGCGCCGCGCAGTGCGAGGTCCATCGACACCATGGTTCGCAGGTCGCGAAGCGCCGCATAGGTGGCGTCGAGCCCGGCATCGGCGGCCCTGGTCGCTTCGGCGTCGAGGACGCCGCAGACAGTCGTCCGCAGCGCTTGGGCGTCCTGGTAGGACCCGGGCAGATACCGCCCCGTGGCCTCGGCCAGCGCCGCGCACGCGGCACATCGCAGGTTGTCGGCGATCGCCGCCAGCGCCAGCGTGGTCCGCTGCGCCAGGGGGCCCGATCCTGGCACCACGGGCGGCGACCATTGTGCCAGGGGGATCAACAGCCGGATTCCGTCGGCCGGGTCGTTGATCGCGGCGGCCACGGCGTCGACCAGCGCGACACCAGCGGCGGCAAACGCGTCCGATTCCTGGCTCACAGCAACCGCGCGAGACTGTTCACGGTCGACGCGGCGGCGGCCACGGTGGTGCGCGCGGCCGTGGCGGCTCCCAGAAGCGTCCCCACGGTCGCGCTGGCGGGTTGCAGTGTTGCGAGCGATCCATCGGCGAAGCGCCCGTACATGCCTTGCAGCCCCCGGACGGTGCCCATTATCGCGCCAGCGTCGCGCACGGCTTGGTTTGCCATGCTGGTGAAGCCCTCGACGGCGGCCATGGCGGGTTGTGGCACGCCGGGCAGTGCCGCCAGCGCGGTCGAGAGGTCGCCTTGCGACGCGACGCGCAGGCTGTCGGCGGCGGTGGTCACCGCTTGGCCCGTGGCGATGCTGGTCGCGGGATAGCGGACGTCGCCGCTGACAATGAACGACAGCGCGACCTCGACATAACGCCCGCGATCGCGGCGGTCGGTAACAGAAAATTCCATCAACACGACCTGGATCGAGCCCAAGGTCGGGTGCACCAGCGTGCCGGGCCCGGCTTGCTCGCACGCGGCCAGCATCGCGTCGCGCTGGCCGTAGACGTCATCACCGACGAGGAACGCCTGGATCGCGAAGCGACGGGGGAGCTTGCCGAGGTCCTCGGGCCAGACGTCGTCGCGATAGGCGTATTCGTGCAACGCGACGCGGCGCCCGGCCACGGTCTGGCCAGCGTCGAGGACGAAGCCGACGCCACGCCACGACCCCGGCTGCAACTGTTGCCACCACTCGCCCGCGCCCCACGACGCGCCGCTGTTGTCGATGGTCTGCGCGGTGCCGACGACTTGCGCGATGGCGCCGAACGAGGGCGGGGCGAATGCGCCGCTCATGTCATGCCGCCGCGAAGTTCTGATACTCGACGCGCGGCGGCGCGACGTTGACCTGTCCTGACCCCCTGGCGGTGACCGCGGAATCAGGCGGCGGATTCTTGTGCGTGATCGAGACGTCGACGCTGCCATTCAATTGCGCTGGCGCGGTGGCGGGCGCCTGTCCACCGCGTGCGAGATCGATGCCGCCCAAGATTTGCTCGCGGGTCGCAGTGTGCGAGCCCTTGCGGCCCTCGATCGCGTATTGCGCGCCAAGCACGTCGGCGAGTTTGTTCGGGTCGGCGGTCGATATGTCGAATGGCTTCGATGGATCGATACCGAGCTTGCCGATGTAGGGATTCTCGGCGTAGCCGTGCAGCGCGCCCGCGACCGTCTTGCCATACTTGTCCTGGTTACGCTGCAACAGCCGAATCTGATCGGCGATCCCCTCTTGCATCGAATTGTAAACCGCCATCGTGTGCGCGCCGCCGGTTTGTGGATCGGTGTATGAAAACTTGCCTGATGCGCTTTCCCAATTCGCAATGTTGAGGTTGCCCGGGTTGTTTGCCCGCGTGCCGTAGTCACCCCATGACATATCGCCGGGCAGACTGGTCAGGCTCGGCGCGGTGGCGCCCGATCCCGCTGGCAGTGCCGGGCCTTGCAGCGCTGCGGGGCCTTTCGTGGCGCGATCCCAAATGGCGCCCAGACCACGTTCAAGCCAGCCGCCACCACCATGCGGCTTGCC